TATCAGAAGCAATCTTTGCACCTGTTACAGCAGTATTGGCAATAGCAGCAGTATCTACTGCATTATCTGCTAATTCATTTGCAGTTATAGCATTATTAGCAATTTGAGTTGCAGTAACAGAAGCAGATGTAAGTTTTGCACCAGGAATATCACCATTACTTAAATTTAGTTTCGCAAAAGTAACTGTAGTATCAGATAATTTATCTCCAGTAATACTTCCAGCTAATTTTGCATTAGTAATATTTCCATCTAAAACTTTTACAGTTGTGACTGAATTTGATTGTAGGGCGTTTGCATCAACACTTGCATCAGCTAATTCAGTACTTGTTATGGCGTTTGCATTTATTTGTGTAGCAGTAATTGCATCGTCCGCTATTTTTGCTGCGGTCACAGCATTGTCAGCTAAAGTTGCGGTAACAATTTGACCTGCTGTTAATGGATAGCTAAGTGCTGTAGCTGGTATTGATGCTGCATCTACTAATCCAAAAGCACCTTGTACAAAGTTTTTTGCAGTTATTTTTTTAGTCTCTGTTGCACTTACATCTGCAACAGCAATCGGATCTGCCGCTTGCAGTTGGGCTGAACTCAGTTCTTGTAATTGCGTAATTTGTAGATCAGCCATGTCAAGTCACTTTTAAGTACATCATAAATCTTATCTTAAGGATCTTCAAGTAAAATACCATCTCCATCCTCTTGCAATATTTTATCAGCATTTTCTTGTAACAAGAAGGCTGGTGGTACTCCATTATGAAGTCTTATTTCACCATTAGTTATAAATTCGATTCGTGCTTCTATCAAACCACTGGCAGGTACATTGATAGCTACATTAGTAACAACGCACATTGATTGATACCAAACACTATTTGTGGATTGACTCGGATCATTGTATATATAAAATCTTCCTTCAAAATCTGCACCCTGTTGCATCCGTACCAATAATTGACTTAAATACACAGCAAATTCTGGCTCTACAAAATCTGGTGTATCATTTTGAAAATTTCTATGTTGCCAAATTGTTTGAATTGTTCCCTGTCCTGATATAAGACCATTTTCATATTGCCTTCTAAATTCTTCTCCTAAATTACTTACATCAACAGTATCTCTTGTTGTTGTAATCTCAAATTCAGTAACTTTTGCAAGCGGTCTAAATCTAGTGTTTCTGGTGCGTATTAATATATCTTTTGTAGAAGATGGCACGGTTAATGTAAGTGCATCTGATACTTCACCAGCTAAAGCAGTCCCAAAAGTATTATATAACTTTATTCCACCCATATCATCTATATGGATATATTTGCGGAGATCAGGAAAACTATGACTATCTAATAACTCTAAATTACTTCCATCAACAGTTTCTATTTCAACTTGATCTCCTGTAATTAATGATCCATTAATATTTTCAACAGAAAATCTTTTTTTAGTTGTATTTACATCAGCAGGATTTAAAGATGTTCCTATTTGAGAATTTAAGGCATCACGTTTTAACTCAATAAAACCTGTCGACCCAAAGTAAATAGCCATTTATAAAGCAAGGCCACTAGGTGCGCCATTAACATCAAAACTAATATCTGCTGCTGTTACTTCTCCCACTGCGCTTGTAATAGAAAAACTTGTTGGTATTGCTTGAAATTCAATAAATCTGCCAGCAGTAGAACCATCTTTTATTCTTAATTTAAATGTCATAGAACTACTTTCTGCATTAGCACCATCACCAGAAGCACTCTGAACTTTCATAATGTCACCTATTAGTGAACTAAGCTGACCAGCACCACCTCCAGCTACATCTTGATAATAATAAACACTTGCACTACCTGTATAACTTCTAGTGCCATGAATTATTGTTCTATCAGTATCTTCTAATGAAATAGTTTCTAATACTGCTTGATTGAAAGTAAAAGACCATGATCTGACTTTAGCAACTTTGTTCCCATTCATCAGTAATTCGCCTTCTTTACCAGAATAAAAGCCAGCCATTGTTTTAGTTTAATTTTAAGTACATTCTAGTCCCCATCGAGGCAAGCGACAAATTTACATTGAACATTTGATCTGTTAGGTCTGACACTTGTAACGGTAGGAGGACCGTCATATCTATATCTTAACCCTAAAGGAACAGCATCAAAGTATGCAGCAAGATTTCCTAACGATCCATCTGGCATTGTATGCCCAGTTCCTCCAATGCCTGTCAAACCTGAGTTTTGATTAAAACTTACATAATTATATTCAGAGTTTACTTGCCTATAATTTTCTAAAATTTCAAAAGCTTGTGAGTCTAAAATATTTGTAAAATTTAATGTTAATTGTGCATCTACCTGTTTATCACCATATCTAAGTACAGTTTTAGCACCATTTTGTGCAACAAATTCTGTCTGTGGATACGTTCCGGGTGTAAAACTTCTTGATGAAGGTTTTATGTTAGGAAAATTTATGTCAGTTGCCATTTTTAATCTTCATCAGAAAATATATTGTCATTATATTTTAAAACTTTAAATCTACCATCTGCATCTAAAGGTTGATGTGTTGCTGTTAATTGTACAAAACCCTCTTCTGTATATGTAATAGATTCTATTTTATATATACGATCAGCAGTATCTGTTTTTTGAATAGTAAAAACAGAATTTCTAAATTGACTTGAAGCCTTATTATTATCAGCAGTCAAAACAGCTTCTCTTGGTTCTCCAAAATCGCTACCATTTTCATTAAAAGCTCTCCAATAAAAAATATTAGCTCCTATAGGATTTGTGTTTCCTTGGGATTGTATAGTCCCATCAGCAGAAATATAACCATTTTCAAATCTGTCATTATGTGTAATTTCAGAAAAGAATCTTATATAATCACCAGGTTCTAAAGACATTGCAGATTCGGGTGTTGTCTCAAAATTAATGCCATGATCTACAAATTTTCTAACGAGTAAAGCATATTTTGCAAATGTACTAGCGTGTTTTTCAGATGTACAAAAATTAGACATATCGAACACTTCTCTTGGGTCACCTGCACTTCCACCTAAATCATTTCCAAGTCTTAGATCTAAAACCTGAGTTTTAGCAAATCCATTTTCTACCTCATTACGATATAAAACTCTGGCTTGAAATAACTGTCTTTCTTCTGGAGATAAAAAACTAACTTGTAAATTTCTTGTATTTCCATCAGTAAATAAAGCTTTTACTAAATCTTTAGCAAATACCTCACGATGAATTTCATTGTTAGAATTAACTGGAACTGTAGGCGTTAAAGAAAACTGTCCTCCTTTTATAGTGAAATCTAATAAACAAAAAGTTGCATTTTGATAAATAAACTCTCTTATGTTTTGTTGTTGTGTAATAACACCATCCCAATATAATTTATTTGCCTCACAAAATTCTGCGGCTTTTTCCATTTCTTGTTTATTAATTTGCTCTTTACCAATTAAATCACCTGCGCCGTTTACTTTGTCTGTTAACAAGTGATATGCAATATTAGGGAATAGATTAGATGATTCTCTTCTGTTATTAATTAAATTTTCTACCTTGATACCATTTTTTACATAGACAGATAGTTGTGAAAAGTTAGTAAATTCTTTACTACTATTCATTTTTATGCCAACATTTGATAATTGACTGTAAGGTAAAAAAGTGTCATCTTCATTACTTCCTCGAATCATCTCATTTACATAAGTAATCTGATGTTCGGGCTGATCTAGGTGGCTAGGTCTTTCTGCGTCAAATTTAACGTAATCGGCAATAGCATCAAAAGGATTTAAGTTTTGACCCTTAGGCCAAGGTTCCGTTACATAATCACCAAACTCTACAAGGCAAAAAACTTGCTCATCTCCGCCAACTACATTACCATTTACTGTCACTTCGGGAAATTGAATTGTAACTGAATCTGCCTCTTTATAACCACTTCCTGAGTTTGTTATTTCCCATCTCTTAGCACCGTTATCAAATAATTGAACTTTGACTTCTAAACCTGACCCATGACCACCAGATGGATTTACTGTTTTATCTTCATAACCTGATACCAAACCTTCAGTAACATTACCTAAACGTGACCTAACTATTTCATATCTACCAATAAAACTATCGTCATCGTCATTTATTGCATTTCCAACAGAATAGCGTATGTCACCAACTACAACATTAAAATCCGTATTATTAGCTGCAAAATCACCAAGATGTTGTTTGTTTTCAGAAAAAGTATATTTACCTTTTAACTCATCATCATAATAAAATTCTAATACTGTTCTTTTTTTTGGATGAAAAACGAAGTTTTCTGCACGTTGATATACAAAATGCCTATTCTCTGAATCACCATCATATCTTGTTTCAAAAGGTGTATATTCTTCTTTGGTATTTGGTGTACCAACAAAAGTACGATTAAAGGCTAAAACTTTTCCTTCTCCAGCATCTTCAGCTTGTGGTATTTTTCCTAAAAACCATTCAGGATTACTAGCACGATTATCAGTAAGTTTATAATCTCTTTGCCCATTAAAATATATTGATTTAATGCCAGCACTATTAACTTGTATATGATCAAGTTTTGTTCCTGTTAAAAGATTTATTTCTTTTCCTATATATTCACGTTTTATGAAGTTTCCGGGTACAGGTTGCAACTTAAATTCCCTTAATTCATCATTTGTATGGTTAATTCTTATAAAGTTATATTGAGGTTGAGGTGTTCTACCTAATACAGCAAAAGGCTTGTCTCCAATTTTTGTCCATTCATCATCACCTACGGTTCTTGCGTACAATTCAAAAAAACTATATCTTTTAACGTATTTGCTCATCTGACCTAAAGTAATATCGCCATTTTTCTTTTCATATTCATGAACTACTCCATTTTCTGCTTCTTCACCAGCATTATCAGGTGGGCCATAATATTGCCAATAACCGGGGTGACTATTTACGTTTGCAAATCCTGTTATCTGTCTGTTAACAACAGATTTTAACCCTATTTCTGTTGTTGTACATTTAAAACTATTAGTTATTACTCCAATAGCAATTTTTTGTATTAAAAATAATTCAAAGGGACTATGCGCTCGTGTAACTTTTCTGATTGATATTCTGCCTGGTTCATCAATTTTAAAAGTAAATTGTTTTGTAAGGTTTTTTTGCCAAATACTATCTTCACCAGAATTACCAATATTAGAACTAATTAAACTACCTATTGCAGTACCTATAAGGTACTGTTCTCCTATAGCAAGAGAATCGTCCGTATTTTCTCTATCGGCATTGACAGAAGACGCAACATCTTCAGTCCCCCAAACATTAAATGCCTTTTCAAATTCTTTATTAGGGTCGTGGTCTGATATCTGAAAAGTTATTAAGTCATTTTTTCTTACATTATCGTCTTCTTCAGTTTGACTACCATTTTTTGCAATTACAGCTTGATACCTAGGAAAATTTGTTTCTATTTTTTGTCTCTTTATAATAGTTTTTTGTTTAACTGAAATTTCACCATCATCACCTGTAGTATCATCTAAATTGTTCTGTAAAAGAATCAACTCATACGGCAACATAAATCTCATACTGTTAGGAATAGGACTGTAGTTGCCAAAAACATTTTGGGTAGAAGGTGTACGAGTTGCACAAAAAGTATTACTTTCAAAACTGCCACTGCGATCACTGTCAACTAAAGGCAAGGCAACATCATCCGAAGAAGTATTACCATTTCTATCTTCTTCTTTTGGTAAAATACCCAAAGGATATTGATGTACACCGTTCCTAAATTTTCCATCATCATCTGGATCGCCAGTATAAAAAAATAATCTAAACTTACTTGCTGGGTAATTTTTTAATAAAACATCTCCTATTGCATAGCCATTAAAATCAGGTCTTGCAGCAAGTTCACCAGATGATAAATTAAATATTGCTTTTATCTGTTGGCCTTTACCTAAACTTCTCATTTGTGACCATATTAGTTGTGTATTTACTCGAACACCACCATAATCAACCCCATTTACTCTTTCATATTTAGCAAATACTAAAGGTATAATCGCACCTAGCTCTGCAAGCTCCTGTATTGAATCAAAGCCTGTCTGAGGTGCAAATCTTCTTACTCCTTCCTGACCTGGTGTAGTAAGACGAGGTGGGGTTTTAGGAGGCTTTGGTTTAGGTGTTAAAAAATAAGATATAAGGTTAAGAGCTACACCGACAACAATCTGACCAAGAGTAGTTAAACCACCTCCAGCTTTTACAAGACCTAATGCTTGAAAATTTACAACATACGGAATATTGTCATATTCCCTTGGCCTTTTGCCATTTTTACTTAAGGTGTATTCTAAAAATTTAAAATATTCTTCTTCACTAAGACCTAACTGCTCACAAAGTTCCTGCTCAAAGGGTAATAATACTTTTCTATATCTAATTTGTCTAATGGACTCCATCGAACCATTGTCTCTCCGCAATTCAGCCATCCGTCTTTCCAATAAACTGCAAGGCCATATCCAACATTAGATTTACATAATGCTACTGTACCTATTTTAAACTCTTTTGTCTCGTTTCCCCACTTTTCAAGTTGTTCTTTAAATATTCCAAAATCTTTTTTTCTTATCCTTTTATACCAATCTCTTGTGGGTTCTGGAGATGTAATACCATAATGTTTTAAAACTGTTCTTGCTACTGAAACACAATCTGCTGCATTATGTTTTATTGGATCAGCACCTAATCTGTAACGTAAACCTATTAGCTGATGTGGTTTCATAAAGTTTGTATATTTCCAGTTCGAGGTAAAAAACCTACAATATCAGTTGTAAACACTCTATTAGGAGCAGTCGTACCAACAGCATCTATCGCACTGCTCAGTAATACTTCTATAGTTGTCGCATCATAACCAAAAGAAGCAATAAGCCAATTTTCTACAGTAAGTACTTCATCAACAGTAAAATTACTGTTCATTTTACAAACTTCTATTTTTGCATTATGCCTTTCAGCAATGGCATCTCTTACATGGTTCATTGAAATAGAATTATTAGCTAGAACTAATTGTGCTTCTAAGTTGTCACCTGATTTAGTTTTTGCTGCCCCAGAATATATAAAAGGTAAAAATGTATGTAAATTACCGTTATGTAAAATTGAATTAGAACCTGCTGTCAAAGTATTTGTATCTCCTCTGACGCTGTTTTGAAAAAAACGATTGAAGTTAGGATCTTTAGGTTTTGTAAGATGTAAAAAAGTTGTTAGGTATGTAATACTCATAATCCTAAGGTGGCACGTTGGCTACGAGAGTTTTTTAAAGTAGCAAAGGCTTGGGAACGACCAGCAGTAGCACCTTGTTTCGCAGCAGTATTAATTATCTCAGGCACAGCAGTTTTTGGAACGTATTCATCCCCATTGAAGTTAAGAACAGGGCCGGTGTATTCAACTATTGCATTTCCTGTACCACCTGCAACTGTACCAGATTCATGGCTACCGCCTGGAATAACAGCACCACCTCTAGCACCTGCTGAATATCTAGACATCGCACCAGACATCTTAGAAGCTGGTATGACGTATTCTGGTTCACCGCCTTCACCTATTATTCCCATTGTAGGAGAAGTAACGATTCCTCCCTGTCTAAATGCTTTAAAAGAACCTGCACTACTATATAGACCAACAGCACCACCAAGCATACTTGCATATTGAGATCCGCTTGCTACTGGCCCTATACCACTAACGCCAATACCACTAAACATACTTAATATTCCTCTTTGAATACTGTTAGCCATCATTCTTGCAGCCATATCTAAAAAATAATCTGCAATTCTTGCAAACATATCAGCAAAAGCTTGTTGAACACTTTTAGTTCCTTTAATGATGTCTTTAAATGAAGAAGAAAAAGAAGTTGCAATAGCTTCTGAAGCAGTAATTAGTTGAAAAACTGGATTTTGTAATTTAAGCATTTCATCTTGTAAATCTTTTACTTTATCGTTAATAGAAGAAAAAGCTAAAACTCCCGACTTTCCAAATTTACCTTGAGCTTCATCAACAAGACCAAGTAATTCTCGAACTTCTTTTAATGCATTTTTAAAATCTTCCAATCTTTTCGCCCTGTTTTTGTCAAATTCTTCTTGTATTTTTTGTGCTCTTTCTTCTCCAAAAATCGAAGGATCGACAAAATTAAAACCATCACTTGCAGCACCAGCAAGTATTCTATCTTGGAGTGTAACGACTTTTGCCTTTGCAATAAGTTCGTCATTAGCTGCTTTTGCTTTAGCTTCTGCTAAAGCTAATTCAATAACCGAAGCATCATTAACTAAATTTTGTTGTAATAGTTGTTTTGCAACTTGATTACCTATTTCTTTTCTTGTATCAAATATTTGTTTAGCTAATGCAGCTTGTCTATCTGTAGCAGCTAAAAGATCAAAACTTGCAGAATCCGTACCAAAAATACTGATTAACGATTTTGCTGCTGAACTGGAGCCAAATCCTTTAAAAGCACTAAAAGCTGCTATTGCTTCTTCTTTAGTTATATTTAATTTCTTTGCTAATTTATCTATGTCACTTGCTAGTAACTTACTGTCTGTACCAGATTTTGAAAATTGAACATTTAAAGCCGCTAAAGATTTATTAAATTTTTCATTTTGATCTATAGCAGCTCCTACTGCTGTGCCAAGGATAGATAAAGCAAATCCAAATTGGCCTCCTAAAGCACCACCTGCTAATCCACCAAGTCCACCACCAACTGCTGCTGCACCTGTTTGTCCAAAAAGCAAAGGAAACGAACTACCAATAATTGAACTACTAAGTATATTTCCAAAATTTCCTCTATTATATTTGGGGTTTCTTGTTCCTGAACCACTTGTTTTACCTGAAGAAAATCCAGGTGCAGGTCGTGGACCTATAGGTCTAGAATATTGAGTTTCTCCTGTTAAATCACCTTTTTTAAATCTTTCAAAAGCAACTACTCTTCTAGCATCATTAAGTAACCTTTCTCTTTCTTTCAGTCCATCATTAACAGCCCTATTAGCTCTTACGAAATCTTGCGCAGCTATAGCGGCACTTTTAGTTCCAAGGGCTACTTTGTTAAAATTCCTTGTAGCTAAAGTTAAGTTTTTATTGAGACTATTTGTACTTCTTACAGATAACTTTACTCCGTCTAAATAATCAGCAAAAACAGAACCTCTACCTTTTTTACCTGCTAATAATTTATTAATTTTATTTATTATTTTTGATGATCCTTGTAATTTTTGAGTCAAGCGATTAACTTGATTCATGCCTCTTACAGCAAGTTCAATAGAAGCAGTTTCCTTAATCACAGAGAATTATTTTTTTCTTATTCTACCTACGTCTACGGATTTTTTCCATTTCTTTCTGTTGATCTTCATTTAAAACTTGAAAATAAGCGCTCCAACCAATGACTTCCTCTAATGTCATTTTTCTTACATCAGTAAGACTCATTCCTAATTCTTTAGCAATACCAAACTGCAACATCATCAAACCATCTTTACGCAGTTCAGTACTTAGTCTTTTGGGTCAATAGGTTCTTCTTCCTCCTTCATAATAGCTAGCATTAATTTTTGTAAGTCAGAATCTCTTACTTCATTTTTAAGAACATCTATTTCACCTATTTGAAATAATTTCTGTCCTGTTTCATCTAATGCTTTTGTTAATAATAAACGAATGGCAAATTCATTAGCATCATCAAGTTTTACACCATTTTGTATTCTTTCACGTTCAGCTAAAGTAAGAGGTGTTACCCACATTTCAAAAACAGTACCATCAGATAATGTAACTTCTTTTTTTGTAGCTTGTAGATTTGCAGCTTTACGCAAGCGATCTATTGCTCGCATAGTTTTAGTAGATGCCATAAAAATAATATTATTGTTATCTCATTCTAATCTAATTATTTAATAAACTCAACTATTTATGTAGTAGCGAAATCAAATGTAGGCTGTACAGCAGGTCTAAATT